TATGGTATGTTTTTCTTGGTATTCTGACATATCCACACGAATCATATTATCCTCACTACCGAACATTTGTTTGGCGAGTTGTTTTGCCAGATATGTTTTACCAACACCGGTTGACCCTAAAAAGATGAACGAACCAATTGGTTTGTTTGGGTCTTTAATCCCGATTCTATTTCTTCTAATTGACTTGGCAATTTTTGAAACAGCTTCAGATTGTCCAATAACCTTATCGGATAAATTACCTTCCATTTCGGATAATAATTTAGTCTCATCAGAGTTTAATTTGGTAATTGGAATTTTGGTAATATTGGATACAACCTCATAAACCAAATCAATGGTGATTTCTTTTTTATTTGTAAGAAGGTCTTCTTCAAACTTTTTCTTTTCAGAATCAAGTTTATTTAACACTCTTTTTTCTTTATCACGAAGATTGGCCGCTTCCTCATAATCTTGTCGTTTAACAACGTCCATTTTTTGTTGTTTAATGTCAGATGCTTGGAGTTTCAACTTTTCTATTGAGTCTGGCATCTTAATTTCCACCTGACTTCTTGCTCCAACCTCATCAAGGATATCAAACGCCTTGTCCGGAAATTCTCTATCGGTGATATATCTCTCCGCCAAATCAACACATAGATTTAAAATCTCATTGGAATAGGTAACCTTGTGGTAAGATTCATATTTTTCTTTTGATTGTTCCAAGATAAGTAATGTCTCTTCTTTGGTTGGGGAATCAAGGACAACTTTTTGAAAACGTCTTTCTAACGCTCCATCTTTTTCAAAGTTTTTTCTATATTCATCCAATGTTGTTGCTCCAACACATTGGATTTCCCCACGAGCAAGAGCTGGTTTAAAGATGTTTGATGCGTCCATTGACCCTGATGAATTCCCCGCTCCAACGATGGTATGAATCTCATCAATGAATACGATGATGTTTGGTGCGTTTTGTAATTCTTCTATAATTACTTTCATTCTTTCCTCAAATTGACCACGATACTTTGTTCCAGCAACGATTGATGTCATATCTAACGATACAATTCTTTTGTCCATTAGATTTCTTGGACAATCCCCATTATAGATTTTAATTGCGAGACCCTCAACAATGGCGGTTTTACCACAACCAGGTTCTCCAATAATAATTGGGTTATTTTTCTTTCTACGAGAAAGAATTTGGGCAATTCTCGTAATTTCACTTTCTCTACCAATAACAGGGTCTAATTTCCCTTCTTCAGCCAATTTTATTAAATCTCGACTAAAATTGTCTAACACTGGGGTTGCTGATTCGGAAACACTTGTGTTCTTACCTCTTCCTTCGTTACCATCCATAGATTCTATCATAATTAATTTGTTTTATTTAAATATAAGGGTTAATTTCATTATTTCAAATGATTGGACAAAAGTAATACATATTTTTGAATTACCAAAACATTATTTTAATATATTTATAAAAATGGATTATAAACATGCTTGGATGAAATATATTGATACTTTAGGTATTGATAATGAACTAACAGAAACTTATAGGAATCTTAGATTGGCATTCCAACGGGAAGGTTGGTCGGACGAGGATATTAAAAAACCCCCATATTACCCAAATGATATTATGAGAAACTTTCAAAAATTCTCAACATTAAGGGATAATGTTTATTCAGAATTAAGAAGTTTTTTTGGTGATGTTGATAATAATGAGTTTAACGCTTATCTTATGGATAAATTACAAATAATTGATTTAGAAACACCTTTAAAAAATGGCAATAAAAAAAGAAACAATAGACGGGACTAAAATTATTAACGAAATTGAGTCAACAAATATCGTAAAAACTGAATACGATACAGAAACTAAAAAATTAATCGCTGAATTTAAAAATGGTATGAAATACGAGTATGAGGCAGTTCCTCATAATGTATATACAAAATTCAGAATGGCAGAATCACAGGGTAAGTTTTTTACCACAGATATTTCAAAGGTATTCAAATACAAAAAATTGTAACAATTATAAATATTTAAGTATTTATAGTTAATGAGCAATTTAAAAAGTATATTATCCAGTTTTAGATTACAAGACAAATTAAATCCTAAATTTTGGAACTCACAAGATAATGAAGTGGAAATGATGGCTCCCAAAGTAAGGAACCGTCTTTTAGAAATTGCTTATGAGTTCATTGATTTTTTGGGTGTTGATGTAATTGTCTCCGATGTGGTAATGACAGGTTCATTGGCAAATTTTAATTGGTCAAAATATTCTGATGTGGATTTACATATAATTGTGGATTTTAAACAATTTTCGGAAAAAGAATTACCATTATACGAAGAATTATTTAGATTAAAAAAAACTTTATATAACGATAAACATAATATCACCATATATGGATATGATGTTGAATTGTATGTTCAGGATGATGTGGAAAAACATTTTAGTAGTGGCGAATATTCAGCTTTATTTGATGAATGGATTAGCGAACCAAAAAAAGAAAATGTGGAAATTGATACCCAATCAGTTAAAATAAAATCAGAAGAATGGATGAAAACCATAGATGATGTTATTGAAAACGCTAAAGATGAGTCATTGGACGACGCAAAAAAATTGATAGATAGATATAAAGATAAGTTAAAAAAGTATAGAACTTCAGGATTAGAAAAAGGTGGGGAACTATCAAATGAAAATTTAGTTTTCAAGGTATTAAGAAGAAATGGATACCTATCAAAGTTGTTTGATTTTCAAAATGAGTACATCGATAAGTCATTATCCTTAAATGAAATACAATAAAAAGAATTAAAATCTTAACATTTTTAATTCTGAATATATTTATATATAAATTAATTTAAAAAACAAAAATAAAAAAATGGGAAAATTAAAACCAATTGGTAGTGAAAAATTAGAGGGTATGGAAAAAATCGCTCGTATAATGGAAATTGCCAGATATAAAGAAAATACTCCAAATTCAATTAATGAGAATAAATCAGTTGAATATAATAAAGTATTGGCTGACGGAAACAATTATCAAATTGTTAAAGAAAGAAATGGTTATGTAATTAAAAAAACAATATCCGAATCTACCGGTGAAGGTGATTATTTAGACCCTATGAAAAATAGAAAATACTATTCATCATATTCACAAGCCTTTAAAAGACTTAACTTAATTGCGAAAGAAATTAATGTTAACGAAGGTCAAGAAAATAATGTTAATTTATTTTTTGAAAGCGATAATGACGCTACGAAATATATTTTAAAAATAGATGCTACAGAACAAGTAGCTCCTGCAGCCGCTCCGGCTCCCGCACCAGCACCCGCTCCTGCTCCCGCTCCGGCACCAGCTCCTGAAGAAGAATTAGATTTACCTGAACCGGAAGAAGATATGGATTTAGGTGATGACCAAGAAATGGACGATGAGGTTGTTAACCTTAAAGTTATTCAAAAATTGACAGGGAAATTGGCTCAAAAATTAAGAATTCTTGAAGATAGTGAAGAAGAAAATCTTTCATCAAAAGATGTAAAATATGTAATCAACTCTATTTTATCGGCTTTAGATTTAGAATCTTTAGAAGAAGAAGATAAAGAAGATATTATGAATAAATTAGAAGGTATTGAAGATGAAAATCCTTTTGATGGTGGAAATGATGAGGGTCAAGACGAAATGGGTTCTGAAGAAATGGGTGACGACGAATTACAACCTGAAGTACCAAGTGGTGAAATGGGTGAAGGATTTGGTTATGATGATGTTGATGATGAAAATCCGGACGATATCTACGATGAATTACCAAACCACCCAAAGCGTAGAAATAGACATCATTCTATGAGTGATGACCATTCTAATCGTATGGAAGAAATGATAGAAGGATTGTTTAGTGAATCAAAAGTTGATAGTATTTTAGAAAAATATTTCGAAATCAATGAGAAAGAAAAACAAATTTTAGAATCTAAAATACAACAATCAACTTCATTAAAAGAAGTTAGAAAAGAAAAAATTAATAATATTAAAAAACTTTCTGAAAGTATTTCTCAAGAAGTTGCGTCAACTAAAGTGATTAACAAATATCCTGAAGCAAAATTAATTGGTAAAACTAACAAAAATAATTTAGTGTTTGAAATGAACAATAAACAATTAAGAGTAAACACCAAAGGTCAAATATTGTAATGAATTATTTAATATATGTTAATGAATTAGGACCAAATTATAAGGGTGATAACATATATGAATTTATTTTTTCGGATAGTTCAGAAAATATTTGGGGGGAAAATTGGGATTCAAAACCATCTAACGGTTACCCATTACCACCTGATTTAGAGCATATAAAAAAAGTAGGAGTTTTGAAGAATGACGTTATAACAATGTCAGTAATTCAAAACTCTGACTATTTCTCAATGATTGATACTATTGATGGTATTATATCATTGTCTTGGGAAAATGAAAACGATGATGTTGATTTTAACCACCAAAAAAGGTTGGTTTTTAAATTTGGAGAAACCGAAGAATCGGTTAAAAATAAATTATATGAACGAGATATCGTTTTAGAATTTGAAAAAACAATTATATATGAACACTAATCAAAAAAAATTAAAGTTAATTGGTCACGGATTAAAACCATCCACTTTAGAAAATTTAAGTGAATCTCAAGTTAATTTATTATTTGGTAAATTAGCGGAATCTAAAAAAGATACTAAAGAATCGGTTACAAAAACCTCCACAACAACTACATTTGACCCAGCGGTAGATGCTGATAGAAAAGCGGCTCAAGATTTGATGTCTAAAAAAGGTGTCCCAATGAGTATAGACCCGGCAACTAAAAAATTAACGGTTGTGTCTGAAAAAGATGAAACAGTTGAAGGTGAAGTGGACGAAAAGTTTGAATCAAAAAAACAACAAAAATTATTTTTTGCAAAATGTGGTGATGGAAAAACTAAAGAACAAAAAAAATGGTGTAAAATGGCTGATGAATTTTCAAAAGATACTAACTTTGCCAAACTACCTGAAAAGAAAACAGAAACTAAAGAAGGTTATTTAGATATGGTACAAAACGCACACACTAAAGTTATGTCAAATAAAATAGGACAAGTTCAACCAAATCCTAAATTTGTAAGTGAATTGGAAAATAGAATTACAAAATTAGTTGAGAAACACATTACACCAAAAATGAGTAAAAAAGATTTTTTAAGTCTTTTAGATGAAGGGTCAGAAACTGTACCTGCAAAACCAAAAGTTAAACCAACAACAAAACCGGGAACTGATTCTCCATACAAACCTAAACCTGGTGTTAAACCAGCTCCAAAGGCGAAAAAAGAAATTGGTGAACAATCTCCTGAAATTGCTCCGGCAAGACCAACGGTTAAACCGGGTACTAAACCTAAAAAACCGGGGTCACCATATAGTCCAAAACCAGGACCTAAACCAGCTCCAAAAGCAATTAAAAAGAATTTACCAAGTTGGTTGTCTTTTAATGAAATAGGTATTAAACTTAAAGGGTAATGAGTGTAAATTTAAAAATGGAAAAGATATTGAAATCAAAGGCGAATTTAGAAAAAAAATTAGTTAACGAAGGTTTAACAAAAAGAGAACAGTCAATTTTAAACGAAATTAAATCTAATTTAAAAGAGGCTCCAATTAGTTATGAAGGTCCTGAAAGAATGGAACCGGGAATTGAGAGAAAAATAACTTCAAGACAAACTCCTTACGCTGACAATCCGGCATTACCAAAAGATGGTGATACTGATTATGTTGAGATTATATCCTCAAAGCGTTTTAAAGACTCTGTTGATAAGGTAAGACGTTATTTGGGTGATACTTCCGCTATACAAGGAAATAACCCTATGATGAACATTATGCAAACCGTAATGAATAGTCTACAACAAATTATGAGAGTTGAATCTCAAAATAAAGAATATCTTGAGAATTTGGCTGTTAATTTGGTTAAAAAAGAATTGGGTATACCTGAAGGTTCTTTACAATTTGACGCTCAACTTATCCAACAACCAATGGGAGCTGCTCAAGGAATGCAGTCAGAACCAACACAACCTAGTGAAGAAGAAGTTAAAGACGCATTTAAAAAGGCTGAAGAACATAGTGAAGAATTACAAGATTTTGCCGACGAATTTGAACAATTTAATTTAGAGAAGGCGAAAAGGAGAATGATTAATTCTCTTATACAAGGAGCGGCGTTTAAAGGTGGACATATGTATGTTTTACTTAGTGACGAAATCAATAGATTAGACCCTAATTTATTAAATCTTTATGGTGTAACCCAATCATTAATGGAACATTTATATTGGTTATATCCTGATATGGAAGGTATGGCAGCCGGAGGTGGTGGTCAAATGGGTCAAAGTGAAGTTGATGAAGAAACCGACCCACCAACAGTTAAAGCTAGAGCTATGACATTTCCCTTACTAATTCACGAATTAGTGAAAGGTGTTTATGAAGTGTTTGGAACTCACGGTTTACCTGACGACCCAAGACAAGCTGAAATGGTTTTAGGTTCTGAAGATACTTTACCTGCTGAGGTATGGGACTCTAGATTAGGTCCAATATTTTGGGAAAAATTTACAGAATCATATCCTGATGATTTGTTTGAGGATGAAAAAAAACACCTTCAACATTACTTATTTGTTAGATTTTCAAAATTATCAGCACCAGAATTTATGAGAGTTGCTAAATTAATTTTACAAGGTGACCCAAAAGGTGGTGAATTTATCCAAAGAATGGTAAATGAAATCGTTGAGGATTTGAAAAAAGACGAATACGATGAAAAAATGGGTTCCGATGATGATAACGAAGACTACGGTGATGACGACTTTGATGATTTTGATTTGTCAGAACTAGGGTTCTAAACAAACAAAACGACAATGTATGTCAAATTTAACAAGAGAACAAGTATTAATAGAATATGTAAAATGTCATAAGGATGTAAGTTACGCGTTAAAGACGTATCTACAGACTTATGACAATACTGTTTCAAAATATGTCCCATTAGAATTATTCCCCGACCAAATAACCTTACTTGAGGATTACGAAAACAACAACGAAAACATTGCGTTAAAATACAGACAAGCGGGTGTAACAACCGTTACCGCAGCTTGGGCGTCAATGAAATTATCGTTTGCCAAAAAAACAAAACCAGAAAAAGTTTTGATTATTGCCAATAAACTTGACACATCTATTGAGATGGCGAACAAGATTAGAGCATTTGTTGCCCAATGGCCTGACTGGGTTGGTATTGGATTTTCCCCTGATAA